GGGTTCCTTGGTGGACCTATGGGTGGTATTGCAGGTGCTGGTATTCAGTGGCTAGCTGATAAATTTGGAGCCAGTGATAAAACCAAAGAGGGTATTGAGAAAGCCCTGATGAATGTAGATCCTTTAGAACTCCGTAAGATTGATATTGAGTTCCAAAAGTTCTGTATGGATAATGGAATTAAAGTAGACCTAGCTCAGATAGAAGTAAACAAAGAAGAGGCTAAGAGTTCTAGTATGTTTGTTGCTGGATGGCGTCCTTTTATAGGATGGATTTGTGGATTTGGATTAGCTTATGCTTCTATCCTAGAGCCAGCAGCTAGATTTACTGCAAAAGTAATGTTTGACTATGTAGGATTCTTCCCTGAGATTGATACTACTATAACTATGCAAGTTCTATTTGGTATGCTTGGAATGGCTGGTATGAGAACTTGGGAAAAAGGAAAGGGAGTGGCTAAATGAGTACCTCTGGAGTATCAACCTATACTGCAACTGGAACAACTATAATCAATGGTGCTCTCCGTATTGTAGGAGCAGTATCACAAGGAGATACTCCAACAGCATCACAAACTAGTGAAGCTCTTGAGGCTCTTAATCTTTTAGTAAAGGCATATGAAGCTGATGGAATGCCTTTGTGGGCAATCTCCCAGTACAGTGTTCCTTTAACAGAAGGATATAATTCCTATTCAATTGGAGAATCTCTTTCTGTAGCTACAGGTAATGTAGTTATTCCTAAACCACTTAAAGTGATTCAATGTTTCCTTCATGATGCTAATTCTGAAATAGACATTCCAGTACGTATTCTTACTCGTGATGAATATAATCGTCTTGGGAATAAGACTTCTACTGGACAACCTATTCAAATCTTCTATGAACCACTTAGAACTACTGGTACTCTACATGTATTCCCAAGTCCAGATTCATATTCAGAAAGTAATTGTACTCTTGTGATTGTTTATCAACGTCCTTACGAAGATGTATCAGTTGTTGGTAATGATCTTGACTTCCCACAAGAATGGTTTGAAGCAGTTAAGTTCGGACTGGCTAATGTACTTGCTCCTGAATATGGTGTTGAGATTACACATCGTAATGATATCCGATCAAGAGCAAAAGAAACTAAAGATACAGCACTTGGATTCGGAACAGAAGAAGGTTCTCTTTATTTTGGAGTAGATTCTAGAGAATGGTAAAGAGTTCTAACAATACTGTAGAGTCGGCCAACAAACATCTGAGATTCCCTTTGATTGGGGAGTTTCAGAATCGTAGTGGCACTACTACTAAGGATCAACACTTCTACAACTGCATGATTGATGGTACTAAACATCAAGGTGGGGAGGAGCCTAGAATCTTCTTACAGAAGCGTCCAGGGATGTCTGTTATTAATACATATACAGCTGGAACTGGCCGTGGACTATTCTATTGGAAAGCTAATCCCTACGTAGCTATTGGCAGTAAGCTGTATAAGAACACAACTGAGATTGGAACAAATCTTCTTACAGGCACTAGTGGTCATGTAGGAATGGAAGTAATGAACACAGACGAATTTGGAGATGTACTCTTTGTAAGTGATGGTACTTACTGTTATATAATCAAATCTGATGGAACTTACCTACAGATTCCAAGTACTTATTCAGCAAGAGCAAACACAACAGCCTATGTAGTAGGTAATAAAGTAATCCCAAGTGTAGCTAATGGTTTCTATTATAACTACACTACAGCTGGTACTTCAGCTGGTGCTCCTCCTACATACCCAACATACATTGGTGGACTGGTTACTGATGGAACAGCTACACTTCAATGTGCAGGTTACTATGGTTTTAGTTATGGTAGTTGGGCGGCTACAACTGCTTATACTGTAGGTGCTCGTGTAGTTCCTACAGTTAGTAATGGCTTTGTATATGATTGTACTACTGCTGGAACTACTGCTGGAACACAACCAGTGTGGCCTCTAACTATTGGAACCACAGTAACTGATGGAACAGTAGTCTGGACTTGTACAGCAACTACTAGTACCTCTGTTCCTATTCCAAAGAATCATGAACCCTATCCAGTATTCATGGATGGATATATGTTCCTTGCTGTTAAGAAAGCAGATGGTTCTGACAATGATCAGATCTATAACTGTGATATCAACAATCCATTAAGCTGGAACCAAGTAGACTTCACAGCAGCTGAATCTTATCCAGATACTTTGGTAGCCTTGGCTCGTCAAAACAACGTTGTGATGGCTTTTGGTACATATACAACTGAAATGTTTACTGATGCAGGGAATGCAACTGGAAGTCCTCTTCAACGTAATGAATCTATTATGTTGCAGATTGGTTGTGCTGCTGCTTCTTCAATAGCTCAACAAGAAACCTTTGTAGCTTTTGTTGGTGGTTCAGATACTGGTGGTAAAGGTGCTTGGATGGTAGATGGTTTTCAACCAAAGAAGATTAGTACTCCATACATAGATCGTATTCTTGATTCTGAGGGAACTTCAATTAGTTCTGCATATGGATATTCTGTTCGTGTCAATGGACACTTTCTTTATATACTTCGTCTTAGTACTCGTACTCTTGTGTATGACTTTGAGTTTGAGAATTGGTATGAATGGAGTTATAACTCTAGTGGCACTCACATTAACTTTCTTTGTAATAATTCCTGTGATGATGGTTCTAATAAACCAATGCTTCTTGGTGCAACAGACGGAAAGTTATATAGATTAGATCCAACTGTATATCAAGATAATGGTATAGATATTCTTTATGATTTGTACACAACTCGTTTTGACTTTGGAAGCAACTCACGTAAGTTCCTTCACAATCTTTCTGTAATTGGGGATCAAGTATCTGGTGGTACTATGTCTATTCGTTGGTCAGATGATGACTATACTACTTACAATACAGCAAAGACAGTTGATCTAACTAGTTTTAGTATGTTGTATAGACTTGGTGCTTTTCGCCGTCGTTCTTTTAATTTTACATATACTGGTAATACTGCTTATCGTATGGAAGCAATTGAAGTTGAATTCAGTATTGGGGTTCATTGATGGCTAATACATTACCTCCAGCACCAATTAGTACAACTGATCTTAATTCCTATCAATGGAAAGATTGGTTTCGTAAACTACAAGTATATGTAACTGGAGTCAGTTCACTTCTTTGGAGTACTATTGACTTCTCTGGTTCTTCTATTACTGACATTGTAGATAGACAACATAATGATCTTCAGGTTATTCAAGGTGGAACTGCTGCAGAGTATTATCATCTTACTAGTGCAGATTATGTTGGTAATGGTACAGGTACTCTAGTCAGAACTACTAGTCCAGTTTTAGTTACACCTGTACTTGGTGATGCAACAGCTACTTCAGTTGTAAGTGGAACTCTTAAAGCTACAAGTGCAGCGGGATATATATCTAGTGATGGTAGTACAGGATATACAGGAACAGTTACAACAGCTTCTCTAGTTGGGAAAACGATTACAATCAAAGATGGTATTATCACTGGCTTTGCTTAATTAAAAAGGAATTAAAATGGGATTGAAGAAGATAGCAAAAAAGGTAAAGAAGACAGCAAAAAAAGCAGTTAAAGTAGCTGCTCCTATTGCTTCTGTTATTCCTGGTCCTTGGCAAGTTCCTGCACTAGCTTATCAATCTGCTAATGCTGCTATACATGGGGATGCTCTTGGAGCAATTGCCAATGGATTAGGAGCATATGGTGCAGGAGGAGGTTTTAGTTCTAGTGGATTTAATTCAAATACATTGACTAATCCTGGCGGGCTAAGTGATTGGTATTCAAATGCCTATGGTCCAGAAGCAGGATGGGCTGGAGGTACTCCTGTTAATTCTGGATATAATAGTCCAATTGAATTTGGTCCTGAACTTGGTTATGATACAAGTATCTTTGGAGATGCTCCTCCTAATCTAGGTAATATGTCTAACTCTGGAACAAATCCAGCTAGTCCATTTGTTGGGGGTGATTTTTCTCCATTAACTGATTCTATTCCTTCTATTGAAACAATTAAAGATTATCCAATAACTCCTGTAGATATTACTGGCTCTACAGGTGGAGCAGCTGCAAATACACTTTCTTCTACTGTCCCTGCTAACGGAACTAATACTTTAACGAATGGTTCTAGTGGTATTACTAGAGCTATTAATACAACTTCTGGAGTCACTGGGTTAATTAATGGAGTAGCTGGAGTAGCTTCTGGAGTAGGTAATCTTGTTGCTGCTGGTAATACTAATAACTTACAAAAAACTATTGAACAAAGATCAGATCCATTTGGTTCTCAACGAGCATTCTACCAAGGACAACTTAAAGATTCCTATACTAATCCTTTTGGTAGTGCTGAGAATCAAGGTTTGCTCAATATGTATCAGCAAGCAGCAGCACGTAAAGCAGCTGCTAATGGACAACGTAGTAATCCACTTCATCAGAACATAGCTTTCAGTAATGCAATGCTCCCTCAATTGAATGAACAAAGAAAGACTCTTGGAAATCTAGCAGGTGCTGGTATTGATCCTAATGGTGGTAATGCTGCTATGACAGCTCTTAATGGTACTGGTGCTAGTCAGACAGCTAATGGATATGCTTCAGCGGCACAGGGATTACAGTCACTGTACAACTACTTTAATCAAGGTTAATAAAAATGGCTAATAACTTACAAGATCTTTGGGGTGGTGCTAAATCTGACTATACTATTAATGGTCCT